GAGATTGATCCAGTTAAAATAGGGGTAATGTGGTCCAAGGTAGAAGCTATGGAGCGAGAAGTAGCTGAAATGCGCCACGATATCAAAGAACTACTTGCTATGGCAAATAAAGGTCGTGGAGGCTTTTGGGTCGGCATGATGGTTGTATCAGGTATAAGCTCTTTGATTGGTTTTATTGCTCATTACTTTACGCAAAAATGAATAATAATTACCGATTAGTTCTTATTTGGTTGTTGGTTTATATTGTTGGAATATCGGCAACAATAGGTTCGCTTTGTATTCTTGACTGGATTCCTTGCCTTACTACAGGAGATACTCGTCAATGGACTATGCAGTTAATTGCTGTAATAGTGGCTTTATTAGCTGGAAATCAAAAATGAACGAAATTTTTACTCATATTTTGACTGGAAAAGATAATCAAACCCATGATATTGCAAGGTGGGCTTGGTTTTTGGGTTTTGTAGTAGTTGCTGGTGCAGCAATTTATCTTATTTATGCAGGGCATGAAATTAGCCTTACTGAGTTAGCTGGCGCATTAGGTATCGTATCAGGCTCAGGCGCAGCTTCAGTAGCAGCAAAACACATGAGCGGTGCAGAGCCACAATGAACTTTTTAATTTCATTATTTACAGGTGGGTTTAGTGGTTACTACAAAATTGCACTATATTTTGCTCTTGTATTCAGTGGTTATTATGTCGAGCATTTGCGTTTTGCTCATTATGTGGATCAGCAAGCTATTGTGGCGCAAGAGCAAGCAGATAAAACAAAAGCAATACAAAAGGAACAGGAGTTAATAAATGATGGAATTAAACAGACTTATGAAGCAAGGATCGCTTCTATTCATGCTATGTATGGCAGGATGCACTACTCCAGTTCCAGTAGCCTGTCCACCAGCGATGCCTCAGCCACCATCACAGTTAATGGCCAAACCATTAACGTGGTATCTCTTACCGAGCAATGCGCCAGCACAACAGCCCAACTAGTATCATTGCAAGACTGGATTACAGAAAATAGTAAATTAAATGAACATTGACCAACTTACAGCGCTAGGGATTGACTCTAAATGGCTAGACCCATTAAATGCGACTTTTAATAAATACGAGATTAATACATCGAAACGTCAAGCTGCGTTTATCGGTCAATGCCAGCATGAATCTAATAATTTTAAGAATTTGGAAGAGAATCTTCATTATTCTGCTGCAGCGCTGATGCGAGTATGGCCTAGCCGTTTTCCTGATACGGATACTGCTGAAAAATACGAGAACAACCCTGAAAAGATAGCGAACAAAGTTTATGGCGGTAGAGCCGATTTAGGCAATTCACAAGACGGAGATGGATGGAGATTTCATGGACGAGGCATTATTCAGCTTACTGGTCGTTCTAATTACACTGTATGCGGTGATGCAATTAATCGTCCGTTGACAGATACCCCTGAATTACTTTTACAGCCTGAAAACGCTGCTATGTCGGCTGGTTGGTTTTGGAATAAAAAGGGCCTAAATGCCTGTGCTGATGTTGAAGATTGGCTAACTATGACAAAACGAATCAATGGTGGCACACTAGGGTTGGACCAGCGTATTTCCGCAATTCACCGAGCAATGGATATTTTAGGAGCATAAAATGAAAGCAGATAGTTTCAAGATTACAGGCGCTGCAAGCGACGGCAAGACCAAGGGCCACTACATAGTAGAGCGAGAGCATGAAAAGGCCACAGAACACGAATTAAAGCGTTTAGAAGCCAAATTAGACAAGCACATGAGCTTACCAATGGAAAAAGCGCATCCTGAAGGCAAAAGCCAAGCAGAAGCGCCTCTTCCAAACATGCGGAAATACTAACGAACCCTGGCTACTTTAGCCTTTCTTAAAACTGCCTCGTATTGAACCTTGGCTTCATCGTCAAGTTTCCTTAGGGGCAGTTCTTGGTAATACTTAAACTTGGCTTGGTATTCAGGCTGTTCGGATGGTCTAACCCATCCATATTTAGCCTTCCAGCGCTCTTCAATATCAGTTCCTGCTGCGGTCCAAATGTGATCGTTCATGCAAGTCCCTCCAGTTCGTCCATAATATTCATGGCATAGGCCCTAGCTGTAGCTTGGTCCAAGGTCGTATAAATGTCAATGTGCTTTATTGCTGTATTTATAGCCTCGTTCCAGGCGGTTTCCCATAACTTTTGGGCCGTTCCATTATCAGGAGCATCAGGAAAACGCTCCTTAAACTTTTCAACTCTTAACATAATTACTCCTTAAAACGGAACGTCTTCTTCCAATTGGCTTAAATTCTGTGGCGAAGAATATCCCTGGGGCTTATCTTCAGGTTCATTTAAATAAGCAAAAATTGATCCTTCCTTCATAGCAAATACAGGAATGGTTTCAATCTTGAGCATTAGGCCATGCTTGGTTTCCATTACAACACCAATAGATTGATATTTCTTTTTTGATTTGCCTTCTTTATCGGTGTATTCCGAAACGGCTGCTTTTACAAAGTATTTGACTGACATATTTATTCCTTTTCCGAAGTTTCTAGTTGTGAATTACCCATGATTCCAATATCTTTCGCACCAACATACGCTTTAAATTGGCCATCAAGCCATTTTATAAGCTCTGCTTTGTCTATTAGATGGGTGTTATATCCAGCAATATTGCATGAATAGATTACTTTTATTTCCTTAAGCATCTTTGCTCTCCATTAAATTTACTTCCTCCTCAACTTCTCTTAAAAAACTAGCTACTTCTGCCTCCATAAAAAGAATAAACTCACCGTCCCTAGGAACTCTTTTTATATACAGCTGGCTGCGTTCAGGCATCCTAGGATCAAACGATACAAAGTCGCACCATTTACGTCCTGTAACCGCCATCTGCGCTTGCATTTGTATTACATACTTATTGGGCGGTTCGTCTGCCTTTATATAGGACCAATGTGTAGGAGAGTTAGGACACTTGATCTCAATGAGTCCATCGTCCCCAACCAGGCCATCAGGAGAGCAACCAAACCACTTAATTTTAGGGTGGTCCATAAAAGGGATTTGATCAACAAAATTACCAGTTGCAACTTCATAAGCTACCCTTGCTTGCGGTTCAGTTAATGTTCCCCATTCCATTGATGCGTTGGTGTAAGATGGCTCTAGGGCCTTTGTAACTCGTTGCAAGGCAAGCTCAATCAGGTAGTTGACTCGACTAACTGAAGGCCCAGTCTTTGTCTTTGCAAGTATGTCGGCAACCCTAGAAGCCGTTACTTTGCCAAGGCGCAGTTGATGCCATTCGTCTGTGCCTTGTTTTACGGTCAAATCTACTATGCCAGCAAAAGGTATAGGCTCTGCTGCTATACGGTCATCTGTTGTAAATGTTGTCATGTTAGGAAACCTTTTTATAGACGGCAGCCACTACTTTTAAAACATACTCTAGGTCTCGCAGGCTAATTTGGCCCATAAGCTGTAGTATTTTCATGACGGCTACATCGTTATCTAAAGGGCTAGGCTTTACTAAAGATTCAATCATTTCTCTTGTGTCTTTCTTAGAATTTCATCAAACATCGCTTTGAGTTGCCAATTCTGACTTTTTGGCATCTTTTGCTGCGGAAATCTTAGCGACTGCGGTTTTATCTTTTGAGAGCTGGTGATAGGCATTACCGTATATGACTTTGAGTTCATCTATATCCTTAGCTGTATTGATGGCTTTTACCCAAGTATCTGCCTGGTCCGTTAGGTCAGGTGTGTCCTCTTCAGGAATATCCTCGCCTGCGTAGATATACAAACCGATGCCATGTAAGGCGATGGCTTTGGCAAGGCAGCGTTGCATGGCGGTATTGACCTCCATTGCGTTGGGGTTTGGTATAGCTTTATTTTGATGGTTTAGGACAGGCAACTGGGCCGTCATAGTTTTGCCAAAAGCGTTAACCGAGCAAAATACCATCAAGGTCTCGGCAAAATACATGGGGTCTTTATATTCCCAAGTTGCACCTGGGTCTTGCTGTAAAAGCTGGTCTACAGCCCATGCCCAACTTAAATATGTAAATTTACCCTTGCGGTCTGTGTGTTCATTGACATTAATTTTGCGTAGTTCTAAAAATTTACTCATCACTTGCTCCTAATTTAATTTTGGCTGTATTCATCATGTCGTATTGGTTTGTAATCTGATCGCTAATCATTCGGTTGATCATGCTTTCAGCGTAAAACTTGGTGTAATGCGGATTACTTAGGTATTCCCTAAAAATTACCAGCATGGCGGTATGTTCGTCATGCCAGTTAAACATTTCCCAAAGGGCCTGCGTTTTAGGGCAATACTCGGTCTTTTTCTTAGCCATCACTTACTCCTTAATCGTAAATTTCAAACTCGGCAATTTCTCTAGCGTAGCGTTCGTGGTAATCGCAAGACATAGAGATTAGTTTTCTACCAAGCGCCTCATAATCGCCTGAATCGATAACGTCTTGAATAGCTTTGGAATCGTCAACCCCAAGCTCTGAGAGCATTTCTGCAATAGCGCTGGTAGTTTTGTAATCGAATTTACCGCCAACTTTTAGAAGCTCCCAGGTGCGTTCTTCTATTTCGTCGGTGCGGTCATCGTAATCGTCAGGTTCGTAATACGCATCGTGTCTAGACATTCCCATGATTAGAACCCCCACCCAAACATGCAGCCAAGGAGTATGCCTAAAAGTATTACACCGACTATTTCAATAATTGCTGTTTTCATTTGCTTTCCCTTCATCACTGGTTAAAAAATTTACTGCGTAAAAGAACTATACCTCAAAAGTCGTAGAAATGTCGAGTTTTATATTAGGACAATCCCTAATTAAAATATTTGTTGCTTTTTACCAAAACATGCTATTCTTGCGACAAATAGAAGGAGAATTACTACATGAATCAGTTTTATGAGTTGAAAATGGAGTTCGGTTCTTTAGCAAATTTGGCCCACCAGCTAGGTATTAGGGAGTCTTCTGTATATCAATGGGTGGCTAGAAAGCAGATTCCGCTAAAGCATATAAAAACCCTAGAACGGCTATCAGAAGGCCGTTTAACCAAGGAATTGTTACGGCCTGATCTTTTCCAGGGCTAAACATGAACTTTTATCCATTTCACATAGGTGACTATATAAGCCACACAGCCCATCTAACGAATGAAGAAGATTTAGCCTACAGACGATTGATTGACCTTTACTATTTGACCGAGAAACCTTTGATAAACGACATACCTACTCTCGCTAGGCGGACAAAATCGAAACAGGAGGCTGTTTTAGCGGTTTTGGGCGAGTTTTTTGAGCTAGATGAGGGTAAGGTAGCCTGGACCAATAAAAGAGCCACAGAAGAGCTTTCACGCTATAAGGCGATGGCTGAGGGTGGACGCAAGGGTGCAGCTAAACGGTGGAATAAAGAAATACCCACCCTATTGCCTAGCGATAGCCCCCCTAAACACCCCCCAATGCCAACCAAGAACCATGAACCAAGAACCAAGAACCAAATAAATACTAAGACCCCTGAAGGGGTTAATGATTCGGTTTTTCAGGATTTCTTGAAGTTGCGTAAAAGCCACAAAGCGCCTTTAACCGAAACCGCTTTAAAAGGTTTAGCAAAAGAAGCAGCAAAAGCCAAGATGACGCTAGAGGCTGTAATGGAACTTTGTTGTCAAAGAGGATGGCGAGGATTTAAGGCAGATTGGGTAGAGAACATCGACCCCATTACCAAAACAAAAGAATTACCTTTAGGAACGGATGCTCAAATCGAGGCAGCGTATAGGGCCGAGTGTGGCGACTTATCAAAGGCTAGGTTTAATTCTTATTACGAAATGCGCAACTTTATCGTAGCTCAACGTGAGAAAAGAAAGGCGGCAAATTGAATGAAAAAGAATTCAAAAGCAGCGAAGAATATCGTCACCAGTGCGAAGTTCGATGGCTTCTTAGATTCAGAAACGAGCAGGGATTACAGCGCTTCAGAGAGTATTTACGATCTCCTGGATTTAGCCCACGACTTGCAAGAATCTTACATGACGTATCGGAACAGTGGAAGAAGGGGAATAGAGGAAGGATGGGAGATTGGAGATGAGTGATTTAGAGCATTTAAACGACAGCCGAGTAGAAAAGGCTTTGATATTTTTATCTTCAACCGATGAAGATCATGCAATTTTGGCTGGAGAGGTTAAACGGTTGGAAGAATGGATTAAGCATGCTAAAGCGCATGCGTTTTTACTATCGCAAGGGACAGTAGCAGAGCGAGATGCCCAGGCGCTAGACAGCCCTTCTTACAGCAAAGCTGTAGAAGAGTGGGCCGATACCTTTAAAGAATATAAAACGCTGGATAACAAGCGCCAGCATGAAATTCGTATTACAGAAATATGGCAAACACTAAGCGCAAACCGCAGAAAGGGGAGTTTATGAAACGCAGTATGGAAGATATTGTTGATTACTTGCAGGAAATCAACGAACAGGAAATTATTGAATTTATCAAATTTCAATATCAAGAGAT